ACATTGTATTTATCCTCTTTTTCGCGCATGAATTTCTGGACATCTAGCTGCTGTTCTTGCTCTGCCAATGCAAGCCTTCTATTTTCCAACTCCATCTCGGCAACCTTCAACTGTTGATTAAATTGCGCCTCTTGCTGCTTGGTTTGTGCGCCCGTCTGTGCTGCTTGAGCTTTCCCCATCTCAGCTTCTGCAATTAATAGATTAGGGTCAGGCTGTGGCGGTTGATTCTGCGCCTCTTGTGCTGCTTGCTGTTCTTCTGGTGTCATCTGCTCGAAAGGTATAACGCCATTCTGTAATTGCATAGCTCTTGCGCGTTCAGCTACTACATCCATGCCCGGCTCACTAGAGTTCTTGAGCATCACGTCACGGCTAATCTCTATAAGAGTTGGGTCAATAGCAGCATAAGCTAACATCTTGTCTGTCATAGCGTCTTGACGGTTTTTAAATGCCGCACCATAACTACAACTTACATCGTACTCGCCTACAGATAAATCGTTAACAGTGATTGCTTCGCCTGTTTGGTTGTCAATAACAACTTGATTAAGCGTAACAATCTCGCTTTCTCCATCCTCTGCCAATATACGCTGTTGTCTTGTTGCGTCATATACTTTTGGAATAGCGTTAACCAAACACTTGCCAACTGCCGTAAGAGTGGTCTGTATTGAGCGATAATATTTAACTGTTGAGCTGTTAGACTTTTCAATCTGCTTATCAAGCGCAACACCAGATTGTAGGTTGGCATTACCCGCAAGTTGAGGGCTAAATGCCCCTGTTGCTAGGTCAATTGATTGGGCAGACATAAGGCTTAACTGTGATAGCCCAGGATTAACAGGCGCACCACCTAAAAATTGTGGTGTCATACCTGGTAGGTTAGGGTCTATATTAAAGTCCTGCCAAGGATTGGCGTTAGTGTTGAGGGTTGATAGTGTTTTCTCATGCCCCTTACGCATTTCAGGCGTACCCCAAAACTTGGGTCGAGGTGATAATACAACTTCTTCCACTTCACGACTAAACGCCATGTTGTGTACGCGTTGCTGGTCTAACGCTTTAGCTATTGCGCCCCTAACCACGGCCTTACCGTCAATTACTTTATGATTAGCATAACAGCCAAATGCTGGCAGGATATCGAATACAGTTTCTTCTTCTGGGCTTAGCCAGTCGTTACCGTCCATAATACGCTGATAGATTTTATGGGTCTGGCGTTTGCGTCTGCGTTCTTCAACAATACCCATAGCCGCAAGCTCATCAACAATCATGCCAAAGTCTTTATCTGCTTTATATACTGAGCCATCAGACATTTGAACTATCTCAATGGTTTCAGGTTTTTTGTAATAACATCGGCTTATAGTGATAACATCAGGCTTGTCATAATAGACATCGGCTTTAATATCTCTATTAACGCTCATCATCTTACCGTCTGGAAACTTGTTTTCGTATTCTTCTTTGCTTATATCGTCATCAATGAAAACGAATCGAGCATCAGAGTTATCAGCCATTACGCTAGCTTGGTCAAACCATACGCGATTTACAAAGTCTGGAACGTAACGGATAAACAGGTCTTGATCAAAGCTATCACCGTCAATGTAATCTTGCTCAATATAAAGCCCAGACATGCCACTAGTAACCATCATGCGACCCATTGACGCATATGTTAGCTCTGCGCCGCTGATGTTCTCTATGTTGCGTACAAGCCCTTCCATGACTTCTGCTACGTCTTTAGAAGCCGCACCGCTTGACGGGCTTATCTTGATAGCAAACTCGTTATCTTCTATCTCACCGCATATTGAATCGAGTATAGGATTACAACGGTCATCAGTATAGCGAGGCTTGCCGTTCATCTTAGAGATAATATCCGGCTCCCACTGCCCGTCCTCTTTCTCTACAAAATATATCTGCTCACGTGCTTTGTCGCGCTCATCTTCGTTAGTGCTTTGCGACTTCTTGCGCTCGTCTGCTACTGCCTGAAAATCGTTATAATCAATCATTATTTAGTTCCAAAGACTATCAAATTCTAAAGGCTGTGCCGCCTCTGTATTAACAGGCTCACAAAATGTAAGTGCGCCCGCATCACCAAAATCAGGACTGAACCCTAATTCCTTTTTAATTCTTTCTTTTGCCCACAATACGCGCCTATGGTTAGAGTCCCAACTATAAGGACTGGCGCAGATGTCGGCCTGCAATTCATCACTATCAGGTATATCAACTGGCATTGACTCATCATTCATCCAGTCTGACATTTCGCCCCACATTTCATTCCGCTTGTTTGTGTACTTTTTAGGCTTTAAAGGACTAGAGCCAAAGTAAACAGCTTTGACCTTGTCCTTGTAACCAAGTTCGTGCAATCTATCGACAATATCAGCACCCGCGCCAGCATCAACAAACATTTTATCAGGTTTCTTACCTGCTATCGGGCAAACTGTATCGAGTATATCAAGGCATATGGAGACATTCTTACCAAGCGCGTTGCATTCTTCGCCCTTGTAAGACTCCATGCCATACATCTTTCTCGCCTGCCTGCGTATAATTGCGAACCTGTCGCCGCCTCTTGACGGATCAACCCCAACAATTAAAGCCCCGCTTCCTTCAAAGTCATTACCTCTGGCATTCATACACATGTCAGCATTTATTAAACCGTCACCGCCAGACATTTGAAATGCCTCGGCTGAATTCATTGGATACTCTTGTTTAAATGCCTTGGTTCCGTCTACACCATCAGTAGTAAGCTCGGCTATTTTCATCCTACGCCAATACAATTGATTCCATGTTAAATTGTATGTGTCTTTTAGTTTCTGCTCATCATCGGTAAAAGCTGTATCTTCTGGATATTCTTTTGCATATTCTGACTGCCAGTACCACGGCACGAATATAGCTTGAAACTCTGACAGCCCTTTCTCTGCTAGCTTCCATTGTTCGTGAAAGAAGTTGCCAACACCGTTAGCGGTAGACTCCCATATAACTTCTGTACCGTCACCGTCTGGTACTGCTTGCATTATCCCTTTAGTGTGTTCACTGGCATTTAACCAGAACGCCACCTCTGAGCCATGAAAGAATTGGATTGTTTGGCCTCGGCCTACAGCTTTATTACCCGCCGTTCCAATCTTGTACCCTGAGTCTAGCTTATCAAAATGTAATTCTTTGGCGTTTGCCGCCCCTAGTGATGGCTTGACAAACTTAGGTAGGTTTTCATAATAACGCTCGGTCATTTCAAATAGTGCGTTAGTCGATTCTCCATCATGTGTAAGTATGAAGGCTCTAACGCCTTTGTTATGGGTTGTTTTCCATATATACCGACCTTCCACATAGGTACTAGCACCTTGCTGCCTACCCTTTAAGATGATAGCTCTAGCCTTGCCAGTTTCTTTTATCTGCTGCTCTATGCGCTCATGAATATATATTTGAGCTTCGTTTAACTCTAAAGGTGTTACGCCCTTATTCTTTGTTCTGATAGCTAAACAGTTGCGAGCATAAAACTCGAAGTCATCCTTTAGCCTTTGGCGTTTATCACTTGAGACTGTCAAGCCATTGCTCGTGGTTTATTTCAACGTTAAGGTTTTCGTTTTGGGTTTTGTCTGTCCAACTCATGTTTTTAAGTGCGAATATAGCCCCTGTACTATTGCCATGCTGTAGCTGAAACTCATAACTATTTTCAATTAACAGTCGCGCCCTTTTTATAGCGTAAGTAAACTTATCCTTTTTCTCATAGTCATACATGCTCTGGCGGCTCTCAAAACCAAGGTGCAGAGCTAGACCTGTAATAGTTAATGCAGGCACTTCAATAACGCCTTCTTTAGTTACTACCGGCTTTACAGGTGGGTTACTAAAGTAGTCTTCAATCATATCTTGAAGCGAATCTTCATCACTAAACATTGGCGGCCTGCCGCCCTTATCTTTCATACCTAAACAATCTCACACACGGGTAAAATATCTACCACCGAATCAAATACAGGTGCCTCTAGCTGCCCTACCGCATACGCAACTCTTAGGTAGTGCGTGTACTCGCCTTTAGTGCCGGATACTTGTAATGTGTTCTCTAGTATTTCAAGCTGTAAAGTAGTGCCTATTACGGATATACCAGAAATCAAACTGGCTGAATAAACCTCAGTACAAGTGCCCGTTAGCTTTACTCTGTACTCTGCCTCTGCAAATAAGTTAGCATCGACAAGAGTAATACCATCAGCCGCCAATACTGGTAAGCTAATTAACTGGTAAGCGTTTTCATACAAAACAGACATGCTATACCCCTAAGCTGGGAATGTTACAGCTAAAGCGCTGATTGAGGATGGCTGGCCAGATGTATAATCTAAGCTTGTTAAGTTTAAATCTGCCCCTGTTAAGCCTACTGTTAGAGTGTAAGTGCCTGTCCCGTCTGATAATGTTGCGCTATCTGCTGTACCTGTTTCCGCTGCGTTTACATTTGCGATTGCGTTAGCTGTTGCAACTCCACCAGTGTATGAGGCGAATCCTGCTAACGTATGAACCGCTAGTGCTGTCGCGCCATCCAATATGGTTAATGTTGCTGTGGCATAATCAGTGCCCCAATCTGTAGCCCTTGCCACCCTTGCCGCTGTGTTACCTGTTGCCATTACTTTCTCACTCCGATAAATGTTGATTGCTTTATTATACCTGTAAAGGTAGCTGAATATCTAGCCTGCCTGAATAATGGCTCTGGAATTGTGAATTGTATTGACCCGATTGGGTAGGACGTTACCGCCCCGCCTAATGCTGATACTAATGGCGCGTCTATAGTAAAAGCCAATACACCCGTAGGAAAAGTTGATTGTGGCGAGCCAGATATGGAAAATGAAGGGGCTGAAACATCAAACGAAGCAGTACCGCTTACCCCACTCACGCCCCAACTATTAACCGCACCCCAACTATTAACCGCCATTAGCTGGTTACACCTGTAATAACAGCACCATCAATATGTGTTGCTTCGTTGTCTACTATGTGCCCTGTGATTTTCTCACTAGCAATGTCAGGTATTGAAACCACCGCAGAATTTGCGGAGTATAAAACATTACTATCAAAAACAACGTCTCGCGTGGTTTCGTTGATTAGCAATGTTTTGAATGTGCCGTCTGGTATTGCTGATGGAGTGCCTGATATTGTTATTTGTGAGCCGGTAGCAATCAGCGCACCCGTAGCAGAGTAGTTATCAATTAAAAACTGTATGATGATATTAGCCCATATATCTTGCCCCTCATCTTTGAGGTGTGAAACATCGTTGTAATATTGAGTAGTCCAAACCCCTATGCGCCTATCTGCGTTTAAGTCAATTACATGCGTGACTGTTGCTAGCTGATTGCTCAAAATCCAGTGATTAACTTCCTGCCTGTAACGCTCTCCTAAAGCTGGTGTAGTGTCGCGCGGGGGGATTGTGGCGATAACAACATCAAAACCATCAGCACTGGCATTATTAGCAAGCGTAGTTAAGTTAGCTATTATCTGAGCTGATGTTTTTGTGCCTCCCCCAAAACCGCTGATGTCGTTAATGCCAAAGCCATTTATGATATAAATATTTGCAATAGCAGCCCCGTCAAATGTAGGTGTTACGTTAGCTGCATAATTAGTCACCGCCGCTGATGTTTGTTGCCCCCCAACAGCTACATTTGTAAAATCAAAAGAGCTGGTTATGGCTGTGTTTACTCGATTAGGGATAGGTATCGCGGATACAGCGCCTGAGCCTACATTTCTACTATCCCCATCGAAAGTGACATTTAGCGCGGTGGCTGCAACAATATCAATATTAAATGCGTTTGTTGCTGCTGTATTTGTTGCTGTATCGGTAGCCGTAACCACTATGGATTGGGTTTCGATTGTAGTTGGCGTGCCAGTAATAACGCCCGTGCCGGTATTTAATGACAAACCTGCTGGCAATGTTCCCGTTGTTACAGCATAGGTAAACGGGGTTTCTGTGCCGCTAAAGTAGCTTGATAAATCAATACTAGCAGATGAGCTTTGAGCCTCTGTTTGTGTTGGAACTGTGCCTGTGAATGATATTGCTACAGGGCTGCTTGGCGCGGTGAATAAAACCCACTCTGAGCCATCAGTTGCTAGACTAAGCAACGTGCCATGTTGAGCATTTATTGTTTCAGTCCACTGTGTACCTGTGTTAACAGTGCTTAAATACTGTCTTGCTTGCGTGCCGCCTGTTATGTCCATTTGCAAAACAGCACCGTCAAAATACAGAGGTGATGGACTTCCTGTACTTAACACCCTATCAAAACTGAACGAAGCAGAGGAAACAAATGTTGTGGTGTTGATTACAGTTGTGCCATTTGCAGCGTATAGCGTTGAATAGCAACTTGTACCTGAAGTCCTACCAAATTCCACAAAATATTCAGTGCTTGCTGATAACAGACCTGTGGGTGATATAAAAACAGATGTGCCAGCCAACCTAAGAACGTATTTACCATCAGCATATACAGCAACATAGTCAGATGCAGGATTGGCGTTTGCTGTTCCAAATATACCATCTGTTGAAGTTAACGCGCCAGTTTTAAAGTGAGTGCGATGCGTAAAGTTACCAGCACCAGACTCCCACAAAGGAACACTTACTAATCCAGCGTTATTACCTTTAACCCCATAAGTAGCCATATCTATACGCCCTCAAATCTAAAAGTTTTCATCATCTAACCTTCTTAATTCTTCTATTAACTCGCTTTAGTGTGCCATCTGAAAGTCTACGCTCCCACTTGCATCGTTTAAAGCCTCTTGAAC